GTGATTGACGATTGGGCCAGCCTCGAGCCTGAGGCGGTGATTACCGGCATTGACAAGCCGCTGTTTGCCTATTTCAAGTTCCCGATGGCGAACAACGTGGACGCGACCTCACCGCTGGGCGTATCGTGCTACAGCCGCGCCGTGGACCTGATCAGGGACGCCGACATTCAGTGGTCGAATCTGCTTTGGGAGTTTGAGAGCGGCCAGCGGGCCTTGTACGCCGACGTGCTGGCCTTCGGCAGGGACCGAGACGGCAATCCGGTGCTGCCTCACAAGCGGCTTTACCGGGCGCTGAACGGCGGCGGCAACATTGGCGAAGAGGGGATGTTCCACGAGTGGACGCCGTCGCTTCGCGAGGAAAACATCCTGCGCGGGCTGGACGCAATCCTCAAGCGCATCGAGTACGCCTGCGGGCTGGCCTACGGCACGCTGTCCGACCCTGCCAGCGTGGAAAAAACGGCGACTGAGATCAAGGCGTCCAAACAGCGCACGTACGCCACCGTCACTGATACCCAGAAAGCGCTGCAATCGGCGCTGGAGCATTTGATCTGGGCGATGGACGTCTGGACAACTATCAGCGGGCTTGCCCCGGCCGGTACGTATGCGGTCACGTTCGATTTTGACGACAGCGTGATTGTGGACCGCGACATGCAATTCCAGCAAGATTTGCGCCTTGTGGAACAGGGCATTATTTCAAAGGCGGAGTTCCGGGTTCGCAACTTCAAAGAGAAGGAGGATGTAGCGAAGGCCAAGATTGCTGAAGTCCTGGCCGAACAGCGGCCGGAAGAGCCGATGCTTGGGGGCGAGAGGTGATGGCAGGACGCGGCCTCGGAACGGGCGCGGGCGCGCGCATTTTCGCGGGAAACAGGCTTGCAGCGGCAGCGGGAGAGAGAGCGAAGATGAGCATTGAGATGCTTAGCTTTCTGCAGTTAGTCTACTCATTCGCCAAGCAGTACATCTCCTGGTATGAAAGGACAATCAAGGCGAGAAGGTGATTGCATTGTAGAAAAGATTTGCTATAATTAATCTAGACATCGCGCCACGCCGCCGAGGTGGGACGCAACCGAAACAGTGGGACGCAAAGCGCCACGCTGTCAGGAGAAATCCTGAGAGTGCGGCGCTTTTTCGTTATGCAAACCAATCGTTATCCGGCAAACGTACACAGGGCCGGGCATCACGAGACCCCAACCTCGTAAAACGGGTAGATGCGAACAAAAGGAGAACGGGTAATGAAACGCGAAGACTTGGAAAAGATCGAAGGGCTGAGCAAAGAGGCGGTCGATAAGATCATGGCGCTGCACGGACAGGACATCGAGAAGCACAAGGCTGCAGTTGCCGCCGCGCACGCTGAAATCGACGGGCTGAAAAAGCAGCTCGAAGAGGCCAACGCCGCCATCGAAAGCTTCAAGCAGCTCGACGTCGACGCCATCAAAGCCGCCGCCGACGAATGGAAGGCGAAAGCCGAAAAAGCCGAGGCTGACCGCGTGGCGGAGGTTTCCAGGCTGAAATTTGAGCACGCCTTAGACGTGGCGTTGTCCGGTGCGAAGGCCAAGAACGTCAAAGCGGTCAAGGCGCTGCTGGAACTGGACAAGCTCAAGTTCAGCGAGGAGGACGGCACCATTCTGGGGCTGAAAGAACAGCTCGAGAAGGTCAAAGCGGAGAACGATTACCTGTTCGAAAGCAGCGAAGCGACCCCCAGGATTGTAGCCGGGGGCAAGTCGAAATCCGTGATCATTGACCCTGTCATCCAGGCTGCTCGAAAGGCTGCCGGGCTGACAGTAGAGGAGTAACGCCATATGAACGCAATCGACCTGGCTGAGAAGTTTCTGCCGATTCTCGACGAAATCTACGCCGCAAATTCCAAGACGGCCATTCTGGATTCTAAAATCCGCGTGCTGGACCACAGCGCGGCCAATAAAGTCCAGATTTTCAAAACCAGCTTGACTGGGCTGGGCGACTACGACAAAGCGACCGGTTTCCCGATCGGCAAGGTCACTGGCACCTGGGAAGACGTGCAGCTGACCAAAGACCGCGCCCGCGCTTTTGTCGTGGACGCGATGGACGATGAGGAATCCATCGGCATGGCCTTTGGCACGCTGGCGGGCGAGTTCCTGCGGACGCAGGTTGTCCCCGAAGTGGACGCCTATCGGTTTGCTACCTGGGCGAGCGCTTCCGGCGTGTCGAAGGTATCTACTGGCGCGACCCTGTCCTCGAACAACATACTGGCTGCCATCGACGCCGCCGCGCTGCAACTGGACAACAACGATGTTCCAGAGGAGGGCCGCATCCTGTTCATCAGCTCGGCCTGCTACCGGGCGTTGAACGCGGCTATCTCGCGCACGCTGTCGACCGAACGGGGCGCGGAACGGCGCTTGCAGACGCTCGATGAAATGACCATCATTCCGGTTCCCCAGTCTCGCTTCTATACCAGCGTGACCCTCAACGCGGGCGCGACTGAAACCGCCGGCGGGTATACCAAGACCGCCAGCACCGGCAAAGACTTGAACTTCATCCTCATGCACCCGTCAGCGGTGTGGCAGGCCAAAAAGCACGACAAGATCAAGATTTTCAGCCCGGACGTTAATCAGTCCGCCGACGCGTGGCTGTTCCAGTACCGCCTGTATCATGACGCGGGCGTCTACGAAAACAAGGCTGGTGGTATCTACATCCACATGAAGGCCGAATAATCGGAACCCCGATGGCGGCACTGAAACCCGTTTGGGTGGTGATCCCTCTCTGAAAGGAGCCGAGCGATGGCAGTTTACGCAGACTACACCTTTTACACGGAGCAGTTCCAGGGGACTGCCATCGCTCAGGCTGACTACGACCGCCTGGCTATGCGAGCCAGCGTCCTGATCGACCAGGTGACGTTCGACCGGGCGGCGGCTGTAGTCGCCGCCGGCGCGGACACCGACGCGGTCGACAAGATCAAAATGGCGGCTTGCGCCGTGGCGGAGATGCTCTACAGAGACGAGAGCGAGGGCGGTGAAATCCAGAGCGAGCGGGTCGGAAATCTCTCTGTGACTTACGTCAAGGGGCCGGCCCGGTCCCTGATCACCCGCGCCAGGGAAGAGGCCAAACCCTGGCTGTGGGATACCTATCTGATGTATGGGGGCCAAGCCTGACATGAGGCCGAACGCAGATGCCACGCTCTATACTCTGACGGTCGTGGGCAGCGCCGAAGTTTGGACCCGGACCGAGGTGCCGGGCGTGCATTGGGAGAACTGCAAGGCTGCCAACACCCTGGCCAGCGGGGGTTCAATCGCCGCAGACCAGGCCGCGATCTATATCCCCATGCACAACCGCCCGGAGCTGCCGGCGATTAAGCCCAATGACATCATTGTCCGCGGCATCGTGGACGATGAGATAGGGGCCGGCTTCACGGTCTCCGACCTCAAGCGCAAATACCCGGACGTGCTCAGGATCACCTCGGTGGACCTGATGAATTACGGCCGGCGACAGCTTTGGCATTACCAACTGGGGGCCAAATGAGCGGGCCTGTCATCGAAACCCCACGTGGGCGCATTGTCATCGACCCCAGCGGCAAAGCCGTGCTCACGTGGAACACCAAATTCCGTCCGATATGGCAGCGCCGTTACTCGGCAGCGCAGAAGTTTGTCGACAGCGAAGTCCTCAAGGACTGCGACAAGCTGGTGCCGTATCGCACAGGTATGCTGCGCCTCAGCGGGGTTCTGGGCACGGTGGTGGGTTCCGGACTCGTGCAGTGGATTGCGCCCTACGCCAGCTACCAATACTATCTCCGGCGCAAGACAGAATCCGAGACCGGACCCCAGCGTGGCAGCTTCTGGTTTGAGCGGGCTAAAGCCGTTCATAAGCAGCGCTGGATCGCCGGAGCGAGAAAGCTCGCCGGAGGCAGCCGCCTATGACAATCATCGAATCCCTCAAAGCCTATCTCAAGACCTGCCCCAACCTGGCGGACGGGGCACTCCTGGAAGTCGACCACAACGGGCCGCCGATCCAATACGCCATCGTCCCCGTGCCCGGTGCCAGGGTCTTGGAGACCTACCTCGACGGAG